GATGTGGCCGCTGCAAGAATCTTAGAACCATTTTCAAGTTCAATGTTTCCTTTGTTCCATACGACCACACCCTGTTGCATCCACTTTGGTAGATGCTCATATGCAAGTTGAAGTCTGGATAGAAGTTCTCTGGCTGTGGCTAGTTTATTTGCAAGAATTGCACAGTTTACACTCTCATTGAATAATATGTAATGTAAAAGAAAAGATATGATTGTCGTTGATTTACCTGTCTGTCTAGGCATTTTACAAATAACAAACCTATCATTTATAAATGTGTTTATCATTTTTTTCTGATAGGGATACATATCAAATGAGATCAAACCCTTATCTACATGCACCACCCTGACATAGTTCTGAATAAAATGTTCTGGATCTTCCCAACATTTTTTGTATTCTTTAATAGATTCTTCTGTCCACTCTACGTTTTGACCAACTGCCTTGAGATTGGGATTACCAAGATACGTTTCAGCCATCTGTCTTACCTTTTAATAATTTTTGTAATTCACTTGTTGAACCTACAAATAAGGCATTAGTGACATTTGTTGGCCCAGAGGTTTTTTCTGCCTGAATGTCTTTTTTAGTTTTGTGGAGATTAAGAAGTTCTTTGTTGGTATTTGCCAGTTTGTCAATCATCTGACCGACTACTTCAAATGCTCTGGGATGTTGGGACTGTTTGGCAATCTCAAGGAGTTCTTCAAGTCCGTCTTGTCCACGTTCAATCAGATTATACAGATTTTCTCTGGCATACTGGAAGTCTGTTTCATCTTCCTGGCCATTGACAAGAGGCTTTACTTTTTCGGTTTTTGCAACATCTCTCTGAGGGGTTTCAACAATTCCTAAAACCTCGTCAAGATGAGCATCTATGTCTTTCATCATGTAAAGTCTTCACCTGTGGTTGGGTCAAAGTTTTTACTGTCACTAAAGAATTCAAAAGTTTCACTAAAACCATAGTCAGTATCTGCAGTGGCAGTTGTTGGAGAAGGTGTAACTGTGTATCGTGTCTTAACTGTTGCATCACCGACATCCTGACTTGAAGATTCGTTAAGTATTCTTTCGTAATTACCTGTTTCAAGAAGTATATAGTCAGAGGTTCTTGCACCCTCTATAGTAGATTCAAGTACAACAAAATCTTGCACAAGATCACCATCTTCTGTGTTTGCTGGAATACGAAAGTTGACCTCAATTGACTTGATGACTGCACTGGTTTTAATATCTGGGTAAACATAACCCTTCATCAAGAAACTCAAAGTCCAGATTATTGTCCTTCTGGTGGCTTGATCTCCCTCATATTCATCGGTTTGACTTGCAGAATTTAGAACGATTGGAACATCTGCCTTGATTCCCATATCTGGGACAGTGTTTATAGTGACTGTAAACTCTGGTGTAAAATAAGGTAAAATTTGTTCTAAAATTTGAGTACCATCTTCGGCATTGTTCACTAAAATGTAAAGTTCAAAGTCAAAATTATATGGAACAGGATTATATTGTGTCATTAAAGAAGAAGTTCCTGCAGAGGTATTTGCAGCAATATTTCTTCCAAGTGTGTTTAGTTTTCTGCCAGGATCATAGTTCAGTCCAGTAAGAGCAAAACCCATTCTTGGAGTCTTTGTTGCCAGAACTTTTCTTTGTTCAATAGACTCTCTCAATGCCAACAACCACTTTTGTCTTGGTCCATAAGCAAGAGGTACACCTACTCTTTCAACCACTGCCCCACCAGAATTTTTTCTCTCAACTTTTAGATCATTGAAAAGTGTTCCAAAAGCAGCCACATATTTGCGTATTGTTTGATGATAAAAGGTAGAACCTAACATTAGAAGTTTGTCCCTTCACTAAATGGATTACCCTCTGTAAAATCCAGAATTGAATCTGCATCAGTTTCAATTTGTTTGTTAGATGTTATTTCATCTTCAACCCCAGCTTCTATTGCAGATAGTGTCTCAACTGCCTCATCTGTAGTCTGTTTGGTTTCGTATGTACCTGTGGCCAAACTAGTTGCACCAGTAAGAATCTCCCCTACAGTAAAGTTACCTGTCATGTTAATAAGATATAGATACCTAGTTGTTGCATCCCATTTTGCAACCTCACCTGTTTTACTTGAAGATCCACCTGTGACAGTTTCACCAACTTGAAAAGTTCCAGATACTGCTGGACTAGATGCTAATTCAAAAGTACGAACAAATGATTGCTGCTCTTCAATATCATCTATTTCTTCTATACCAGTATCAATCTTTTCATCGGAGTAAGAAAATAATTCACAAACCAAATCAAAAGATTGTAATGTGCCAGTTTGATAAAATACATTTGTAGCCTGAACATCAAGGATTGTAAACAAACCATCTGTGAGGGGAAAGTATATAAGATCACCTGCTTTTGGTTCTGTATCTCTACCATCTGTCTCAAAGTTTAATTCTTTAAATCTTCTTCTTGAAACAGTTAGAGTAATTTGATCTCTTACCTCAAGACCAAAATTAGAAACAAAGGTGCCATCACCACCAAATCCATCAACATTTCTGATATACATCTCAATGATTCTTTGATCTTTAAATTGAGATAATCTATCCTCACCATACAGAGAATCTTCATTTATCAGAGTTCTTGGCATATAATGCACATCAATACCATAGACCTTGATTGACTCAATAATTAAACTTTCAATTAGTCTCTGGTCTGGTGTATTTTCGCCATAGTGATTGAAGTAGTGGTTTGTTGCCATTTTATCCTACCATAAAGTCATCTGGTAATTGATATTTAAGTTGAACTTCTTCTTCAATTCTATCAATTTCTGTAGTTGCATCATCATAAAGTTGTCTTCCGTTTAGTGTAACTCCACCAGGCAACTGTAGACCTTCAAACTTGATGAGATTTTGCCCCCATTGTTTTTTAAAAAGTGCAGTAACATATTTTTTGAGGAACATATCTCCGTAAACATCAGAGAATGTAGATGGATCTGCAATAATATAAGCCTCTGCAACTATAAAATCGTCAATATCTACATCAGTACCCCAATTTACATCTAAGTGTAATCTATCTGTGTGCCGATTAAACCTAAATCTTGGTCTTGTATTGAAGAGATCATTTATCATTGACAATCTTTGTTGAGTAAAAGTGTAATTTTTAAAAGACTGCATACCTCCAAATGTGTATAGGTCATTTAATGCATATTGATAATCAACAGAGAACATATTTGTACTCTTATTTACTTCTTTAAAAAATGGAATCACACCCTTTATACCTATAATATTTTCTTCAATTGAAATATATTGATTATCAAAATCACCCAATGAATTTGCACTTGATGCCGCAGTTGTTGCTGATGCACCACTTGTTCCACCTGTGACAGTTTCACTATTTCCAAAGGTTGTTGTAGTATTTGCATAAAAAGTATTTCCATCACCACCAGACTTTACTTCTGGATTTTTGTATCTTATTGTTGTATTGGCACTATGATATTCATGGACTGTTGCTCTTACACCAGTTGTTCCACCTGTGATTGTCTCTCCTGCTTCAAAACTAACATTTGATGTAATTTTAAGAGTTGAAGCCGTAATTTGATGTTTTAGGAAAGTTGGAAATGTACCATCAAAATGATACTCTTGAAAAAACTCAAGTGCATCATCAATTCTATCTTCCATCTGATCATCATCAAGATTCAATTCTACTACTGGATGGCCGAGTTGTCTTTTGGCGTAATCTTTAAGAGTTGCACGTGAAGTTGGTTGTGTCATTTTGTCCTCAATAAGTTGCAGATGCTGAAACTGTCACCACACCCTCAGCCAGTCTCTCAATAGTAGAACCATCTGACTGTGTGTATTCTATGTCATACACATACTGTCCAGGCGTTATGGAAGCTGTTTGTGTTGCTGTCAGAGAGATAGTTACATTTGAACCTGTGTCAGAGGTTGTAAATACAACTACATTATTGGAAGTGTAATGAGATGGTCTGAGTTTACCTGCACAAGTTCCAGAAGAAATTGCTACATTTCCTCCTGCAGTGTTCTTTGCAGTAATGGTCTTCTCAAAGGTGCACCCTTGATCTATGACCAAATTAACAGTTTGTTTGTTGAGAGTAAGTGCCATGAAATCTCCTTAAAATAAACCTTTCCATATATTTAGTAATGGAAGGAGTTAGGAGATTAAGTAGAAGGTTCGTCTGGCCACCCATCGTTGATATTAACAGCGATGAGTTCAGTAACATTCGTAGTAGCAGATACTGCAGTTTCGTGTGCCGTGGCCTTAGTTCTCACTCCATCTCTGTATGATTGTACTGCAGAGGGGATTGCTGTTCCATCATCTGCCTTACGAACAACATACCAATCATAAGGTTGTAGTTTTGAACCTTGAATATCTTTTACCTCTTGAATCTTACTCCATTGTAAACCTCTTGAATGGAGTGAGAGAGAACCAGAGATGGTAGTTGAAACTGCTGGAGAAAGAGCACCTGTGCCATCGGGTTTGATACCTCTTACAGTATTTCCATTTGCCCAATTCCCTTTGGTTACTTCTACGTGCAGTTTTCCTTCTTCTTTAGAGATGATGTTACCTGTCTTACCAGCAGAACTATGATTTGCACTACTTGCAATCTTATCTCCATCAGAAAATCCATCAGAAGAAGCAACTGGAATCGTGTAAACATCTTTCAAGGGTTTTTCAGTACTTGTGTATGTCCCTGTCACACCTGTCACGTTATCATCAGCATCTTTAGTGACTGCATATGTTGGCCCAGATACATTATGATATTTTGAGTCACTTGGAGAATTAGTCATAGTGACAGCCCAAATCTTCAGAGCTTGTAGTTCCGAAGCAGACCAGAGAGAAAATATACTTGCAGGATATTGGACACCATCTAAAGTGATGCCAACTGGCCTCATGTATAGTTGAGCGATTGTGTCGTTATCGTTGAGTCGTGCCCACATAGTTAATTTCCTTAAAAGTTGTTACTATTATATTTATAAACTTTGGTTATCTTGCATTAGCATACTTGAATGGCATTTCAGCAAAGGCCATGTAGATGTGTGTTGTTGATGAATTTGCCCCACTATATGTATCTCTAACTTTAAATCCATTACTTAAAAAATCAAAGGTATTTTCACCAGTGCTTGCAGCATCAGTATTAGAAGGAAATAATCTTTCATTCACAGGGTTGTTTGGATTTCTTTTACTATCAAGTATTTCCCAATTAGCAGAAGCATCTATATCTTTAACCATTACAAATGCAGGTCTAAACCCAGTATATATAAATGGACCATCATCATTATTATTTCCTTCATAACTTCCAAATTTAGAGTAACCTTCTATACCTGTCCATGCATAACAAATATAGTTTGTACCAGAACCAGCTACATTACCTCCACCTGCTTCAAGATTTATAAGAGTACTTGTAGGTGCATTAATATATCCTGAACCAGATGAAGCCATGGCAGCAGCGGTATCAAGCCTCAAATTATTATTACCTGCAGTTAAATCTTTGTGCCAAACCATCCATGAATTGGTATCATCTCTATTCTTTACTATTATCCATTCTGGGGTTTTTCCAAGATTATGAGGAAAAACAACAGATGCACTAGTAGTACTTTTATATCTAGTTATAGCAAATCCAGCATCCACATTGACTGATTGAGTTACATCAGAACAATTTGTGAGATTAGTTGTGACTCTAGTTGTGTCATTTCCTGCTTTCCAGCACCATGCAACAAAGTCATGACCAGTACCATCTCCATCAGCACCAGCACCAGCAGAACCAACAAAACCATCCTCTGTAAATTCTGCTATTCCAGTTCCACCCTCTGCATTAGTACCACTAGAGTATAATATTCTACCAGCTCCACGCACAGTATCATTCAAACTATGACTTTCAGTGCCTTCTCTGGCTTTAATCCAAATAAAATCTGGCTTAAAATTAAGACCACCAACTTTATTTGGTCTACCAGAAGCATAAGCATCAGTGTACAATAAAGTATCAAAATGTTCATCTGGTGTACCTGTAGCAGAGTTAGGTCCAATTGGTGCATATTCTGTATCTTTCAAGTTTGTAGTACATAAAGATACAAATCCTTGTGGTGGTTCAAATCTAAATCCGCCTCTACCATTACCATCTGTAAAGTTATTTTCACCATCTGGGTCACCTTGACCAAAATTAAAATGACAACCAACAGCACCAGTAGTTAAAGAAGAGGCTATAAATGGCATCCAATCTTCTGTAATATAGGTAGTACCAACAGTATGAGTGGGAGCTGAATTTTTTGCAGGATCTCCATTTATTCCTCCACCACTATCAAAAAAGACACCATTGAGTCCAATCCATATTTTACCATTTTTCCAAGCAATTTGAAGAAAATCTCCTTGTTGTGCAGCTATACCTGTGCTAGGCCCAGTGGTTCCAGAACCATACATAAGAACATAGGTTCCAGTAGTATTTTGTATTCCATAAAGATAGTCATTTCCTACACCCCAACCTCCATCAGACTCTATACCATGAGCAACAGCAGCATCATAACTTGCTACTCCAACCCGATGCCCTGCACCACCACTACCAAGTGTTGCACTAGAAGCCACTTTCATTTCAAAATAATATCCCTGTGTAGAACTATCCATTTTTCCTGCCATAGTACCCCAGGCAAAACTATTGTCTACAGCAGTTTTAATTTTCAAATTTCCCTCAGAATAAGCGTATTGATTTCTAACAAGTGAATTCAACGTACAGAAATTATTCTCTGGTGTATCCAACATCTGGTCTGTTATTGCCAAAGCAGTTGGAGTAAAGTGATTACCAGTTGGGTCTGATAGATAACTTGGTGTAATGGTTGATGTACCAAGGCCTGTTACAACTGGTTTATATTTTGCAGCTCCGTTATATATTGCAATTTCATCCATATAACCATGAAAATATTTTTCGTCATCGGCAGCATAAAATCTACCAATTTTTACACCATTTGATCCTGTGGTCCAACTTGTACTATATGTACCACTACTCTTTAATATACCATTTAACATAAATGTTGTCACACTATTTGACCTGTTAACCGCAATATGATGCCAAGTGTTAAGATTAATTGTATCACCTGAATTAACTACACTTGAAGCAGTACCAGCATTACTATACAAATGAAGTTTAGAATCTCCACTGCCAAATCCAAGGGCAAGATCTGCACTTCCTGTCCCATCAAAAGTTATGAGTCCATCATAATTTGCTATTGATGAAACATTTATCCACATTTCTATTGTAAAATTGCCAGAAAAGTCAAATTCTCCAATATCTGGTAAACTTAAATAATCACCAGTTCCATCAAAGAATATTGAAGAAGAACCAAAATTCTTTACATCAGTAGAATGTTTTATATTACCTGAAGCAGATATATCAGTTCCTTTGCTTGGTGCCCTCATTGAACCACTAGTAGTACCATCATTGCCATTTCCACTTCTGTCATATACAGTAGATGCTGTGTCAGCAGGTCTTCCAGCGAGGTCATTGTGATTACCCATTGCATAATAAACAAATAAACCACTTCTATGTGCAGAAGTATAAGCTGTGCCTGGACTATCACTGGATAATTGTTCAGTCCAGTTTGCAGTTGGGCCCGCTTCCCACAATTTTTGTACGGCTGCAGCAGTAAGTTCTACATTCCACCCTGCAGCTGCACATGCTTGCATTTTTGTATAGTCTGATGCACTACCATATCTAGCACCAATTCTGAAATGCTGAGTATCACTTGCAGGTCCACTATTAACTGCTCTATTTGTGTTAGTCATAGCACTTATACCATCATGATAAGCTGTAATTAACTGGTCAGTTGCAGATGCTGCAGTATTTGCGGTGGCAACATACAAGTGCCAGCCCCCATTTGTAGAATTACCATCTTCAACACTCAAATTATGGTCATTATCATAACCATGAAATTTCAAATTATCGCCCGATGTGCCAGTGAAAAGTCCAAAACCTCCATATTGAGCATCTTTTCCAGTAGAAAGCATATAATCACCACCAGCATTCCCAGTGAATATCCTATACCACATTGCTATACTTCTAGCATTAGTTCCTGTGGGATAACCTTCAGGATCAGTTTTAGTGATATAATCATCAGTTCCATCAAAGAAATAACTGAAAGGTTGTTGATTCCAATAGTTACCTTGGTCTGAAAAATCATCAAAGTGTGTGTTACCATCAACAGTATTTGAGGTAATTAGTAATTTTACATGACTGTGATGGACTGCATTGGTGCCAAGTTTTGCATTTGAACTGGTGTAGTTGATGCGTTCTTTATTTGATAATCTAATACCATCCATATATCCATAATAATAATTTGAATCATCCCAACCAAATATAGCAGAAGCAGCACTTGAAGCATCAAAATGTTTGTCACTCATTGATTTAGATAGAAATAAGTTTCCATTAATCCATAATTGTAATTCTTGGTCAGACCTGTCATCTGCATTTGTAATTTGAACTGCAACATGATACCAAGAATTAACTAAACCTTTACAAAATTCATCATTATTACTGTCTAATATCTCCACTTGTCCACTTGCACTATCAAATGAGACAACAAATCCATGAGTGTTATGGAACCGCATGTGTAAGTGATTACTGTCATCAACTTTTATAAAACTACAAACTCCATCCGAACTAGCAGACAATGGATATAACCACATTTCTCCACAAAAACCATTATCTCTCCATGTGTCAGTCATCAGAGGTCTAATTGTAGTTGCTTTTAAATAATCATTAGTTCCATCAAAAAAATATGAATTGGCACCATATGCAGAAATACCTTGTCTTTGGGTTGGAAAGTTTGCAGTTGTGGTTCCATCAGCTTTTGTTACTCCAATCGGTGTGGGTGCAATAAGTCCATCACTACCAGTTGAATCAACAACTGAAATAGTAAATCCCATATTGTTATGAAGACCACAATAGTAGTGTAGTGAATCTGGTGTAGCACTTGTTGGTGAAATTTTATACAATGCATCAGTTCCTGAATATTCTTGCACTACACCAGTTGTATATTCTGGTCCATTTGCACCAGTTGCAAATTTAAATGGATGTGCCCCATTCGTTCCTCCATCAGATGCAGGACTTGGACCAATAACTGTTCTTGCTCCCCTAATAATATAATGATTATCTCTTACGAGTGTTAATGCCGGTCTGCCATATCCATTGATGTAATAAATGTTACCAGTTGTTCCATCTAGTCTTTGTCCAGATGCAACTGTTACAGTATAAGTTGTCGTTACGTTTGAGACATTTGTATTACCGACAGAAGATAGGAATGCATTGGCACTTGCAGCAACATGAGTATTTGAATATCCTTCATCAGCATTTAATAGAAGAGCAGTGTGTCCATCTGTAGAGAAAATATTGTCTCCACTACCGAATGTAGAGTTAGATGTTACAACTCCTGAATCTGAGTTTGCAGAAACGTGTGTTTGTTGTGTGGTACGGAGTTGAATTTTGCCATAACGTGCAATGCCTTTGGAAAATCTAAATTGGTCTATATAACCTTTATATTTTTTATAAGCTCCAGCAGAAAAATCTTTTCCTATGTATAATGCACCGCTATAACTATCAGTAGATGTATCAGTAGTACTACCTGTTAAAACACCATCTTGATAAAATTGCCACACACCTCCACTGGCCTTTTGTAATACAAGATGCTCCCATCTTTCTATTCCAAAATGTTTATCTGAGTATAAATCTACAACAGCACCGCCGCCTGTATATACAGAAAATCTCCATGTACCAGTGTCAGTATATGAATTAATCATCCAATGATTATTAACATCTTCATATTGAGCAAATAGCATATATTTAAGATTGTCTGTACCACTATCAGTTTGACTATAACCCCGACTCGGAATATACACCCAAGCTTCTAAAGTATATTCTACAGATGCATCTGAAGCAAAATCCCAATCACTTGAATCTGCCCATTGAAGTATGTCAGTACCATCAAAATACAGAGCAGTATTTGCACCACCGAAACCATCTCCTACTGTATTTTTCCATATTGGACTACCAGTTATAGTAACTGTAGAAGTATTGTAACCAGTTCTATTTAAATTATCAGTATAACTAGTACCATTTTTTGCACCATTTGATTGTATTTGTAGTGCAGTAAATGCATCACCTGTGTCACCTTTGGCAACGAATGTGTTTGCAAATCTTTCTATGGATTTTGAGTATCTTGCAATGCCAGTAGATATACGAATCTCATCCATATAACCATGAAAATATAAGTCATTATGATAAGCTCTTCTACCAATGTCTAACGTATCATCAAATCCAACTGTTGCATATGCAGTTCCAGTTGCTGAATCAATAGGAATACCATCAATTAATACAGTACCCAAGCTACCATTTTTTGTAAATGCACAATGATGCCATCTTTTTACAGACATGCCGTGTTGATTACCAGTAATTCCCATAATAACAGTACCACTTACAGTTATATTCATATTCAAGGAAGCACCATCAGTTCTAAACTCCCAAGCTGTTGCAGGACTACCAACTGGCCATGTGGATGCAATTGTGTGAGTTGCAGTGCCTGGATCTGCATCAAAGTAACACCATGCTTCTACACTTGAATCTACATCTTCTGCGGCCCATATATTAAAATCATTACCTCGCCCTGTATCTGCAACTTGAAGATAATCGCCCGTACCATCAAAATATATTGAGGAACCACCGAATACTGATTTGTCTGTTTTGTGTTTGGTATCACCACCCACAACAATAGTGTGTCCAGCAAAAGGTGCACTTATAGTTCCACCCTTATTCAAATCATTTCCAGTTGTGGTTCCACCAGTTCCACTTGCCGAAACTTGAGAATAAACTAAAGTGCCAGAAGTTACCAAGTCATCACCTTCACCAGTAAGATTACCCATAGTCCAGTAATCTACAAGGCCAGTAGAATAGTCTGTTTTTACATTTCCATTTGGACCAAGTGCATATAATGCTGAAACATCTGATGCACTTAGTACACCAGTAGAATTTACATCTGTTCCTCCCCAAATTGCAAATTGTGACATCTGCCCGTTAAAGGGTTGAGAAATAGTTCCACCAGTATGTTGAAATGCACCTATCACAACATTTGTAGGATTGAATTCATCAAACCACATTAAATGATGAGCTTTTGCATTGTGGTCAGTTGGATTGTATACAACTTTTGACCCATTTATATAAATTTTAAATGGATCTGGATCATCTGGGTCACCAGATTGTGTTACTACAAAGTGTTCCCATTGTCCACCAGTAAGTCCAGATGCTGTTGCACCAGCTGTTCTTGAACTATCTGTACCATCATCTCTATAATCTATATAAAAATCACTTGTTCTAACATAAAAATAAAAATAATTAGTAGCTGTAGTAAAAGAACAAAGATACGAATTAGTTGCCGGACTTGCTATACCACCCCATTTTACCCAAGTGGCAAAAGATCCCGATTTATCACTTTGTCTATATGTTGTTGAACCAGTTGCAAGATAAGCATCTGTGCCATTGAAATTCAATTTCTTAAAGCCAGGGCCTGTATCTTCAAAATTCGTTGCACTATTATTTGTGGAAGATTGGATCAAAAGTGATGTGTATTTGTCTGGTGTAAAATATCCACGATGTCGCCACCCCCCAGTGAATGTAGTTGTTCCAGAAAATGTTTGTGTAAGTGGGGTTGATCCAATTTTCATATCATAAGCATTACCAGATGCATCATAGATACAGGCTGCTGTATCAAGATGATGATTACCCATTCGCCAATAACCTTTAAGGTCATCAATTTCTGAAGCAGTGTAAACACCAGTTGCAGTAGTTAGGTCATGCCCCTTACCTGCAGAGTGAAGTGCGGCAATCTGTGCAGCAGTAAGTACACCTTGAGAACCTACACTACCACCGAAGTAAGCAACCTGCATTATTTTACCATCAAAGAAATCTCCTGTCCCTGCTCCATACTTATAAGCACCAATTGTGATATTATCTGTACTTCCTAAATCAGCTAACCAGTTACCATTTTCACCTGCAGCACCAGATGTGGTTATTGATACAGCAGTTCCATCCACATACAAAACCCAATTGTTAGTTCCATCAGCAACAACTGCAACTGAGTACCATTGACCCGTAGAAAGTGTAGAATCACTTAAAGATGTCGCACCGGGCGATTGAGTTCCATCATTATGTCTTTTGGTAATATCTAATTTGCCACTACCATTCACTCTAAGGTAAAGCCAATCATAATGAGAACCACCTCCTGCGGTATCCATTGATGCAAAAATAATTCCTGCCTGAATTGTATCTAAATATATCCATGCAAAAATTGTTCCTCTGTCATCTGAACTTCTATAGGTAGGAGTAGTATGTATGAGATAATCATCAGTTCCATCAAAGTCAAGACAGTAAGTGTTTGCATTTGTTGCAGCATCTGAACCTATGGCTGGTCTACCCATCTGTATTGCATGTGTGTTTGCAGAAGCGAGTCTGGCATCAGTTACTGCTCCACCTCTATTGTGTACTACATTTTTTTGACCACCATAAGGAGTGAAGTGTGGTGTGTATGCAGATTGTCCTATACATAATCTAACATCGTCAACGTACTGATCAGCCACATAAGGTCCAGCAGCAGAACCATGAATATCTGCTCCAATTCTAAGGTCTTTTTCTTCAAGTGTAATTTGGGTTGATGTATGTTTAACTACTTGCCCATCTACATAAAAAGTAAAACCACCACCATTTCCAACCATTGCAAGATGTCTCCAAACACCTACACCGGCCCAATCTGTAGGTATATTGTCCATTCCAGATGGAGTACTACCACCAGTAAAAAATCTAAAATCACCACCACCATAACTTTGCAACATTAAAGAGCCAGACTGCGTATAATTTCCATATTCAAAAGGAACATCACTACTATTCAAACCAGTTGTGAGATACCACATTTCTAATGACCAATTATTAGAATTTCCTGGCCAATAAATCATGTTACTAGCTGTTATGTACTTAGTACCAGTTAAATTAATTGCAGTATTTCCCCAAGGTAGGCTATAAGTATCTTCATGTGAAGCACCATTTGTTGCAGTTATTGTGTGGTTACCTGTCTTATCAAAGAAAGTTGTAGAACCATCTGTTGCAGTTTCAGAGGAAATATGAAGGACTGTATGATAAGGTAATAATGTATTTTTACCTCTTCCAGCTGTTTGATGTGAACTTAAATATGCAATTGGTATATCAAAATTACCATAACGTGCACTTTTTGATACACGAAATTCGTCCATGTATACATCTTCTGAATAACTAGTAAAATCACTCCCATTATCAGTTCTAACACCAAGCAACATGGTGCCACCTGAAAACGATAAATTTATTGTATAATTGGATTTAGAGGCAATAAGTGTTCCATCAACCCATATTCCCAAATGAGTTCCCGATCTTACTACTGCATAATGATGCCATTGAGTATCCCGGGCATGTGTAAGAGCAAGATTTGAAGAACTACCACCAAGAACACTATAAAAATCAAGACTAGAATAATTAGTTAAATGATACCTATTATTTGAATCTACAAAGTAATTAAACCAACCTACTGTATTACTAGCATCTGTGTTTTGACCCCAAAATTCTATAGTAAAGTTACCTAACCCGAATGTAAATCTCTTATCAGGGCCATCCGAAAATCCTACACGACCGCCGTCATCTACAAAATACATGGAAGTTGCTGTATTTGCCATTTATTAATATTCCTTAATAAGTTCCAGATCCACCAGATGCAACTGATACATTAGCTGTATTTGAATCTATACCGAAAATTGTTTTAGTTGTATTATGGTATGCTGTTCCAGTTACCGATCCAGTATCTTGATTTGTTTCGTCAACAAACTGTACACTACCATTTGCTTGATTTGGTCTTGACCTCACTAATAAAACTGTTGCATCATCCGCAAACTCTTGTGTCGCAGATGTGTCACTACCTAAACCATTTACACCAGTATTGAAATTATTGTAATCTCTTTCATCACCAGACCCTACTTCTTTGAACTCCAAGTGGAATCCATTGTTACCATACATATTCACACCATCATTTGCAGTTTCTGCATCATCACCTCTAATCAACAAGACAGTGTTTGCATCTGTAGAGTACTGAGTCGTTTGTAGGTATGTATGAGTATTTATACCATAGTAATGACGCGTAGATGAGGTGGCCCATGTGTTAGATGATACATTTGAAGACCTACCATCGTCATAGTCTTTTGCTGGTGATTGGCCATCAGTTGGGATACCAGAAGTGTATCTTGACATACCATTTGTAATTCTGATACCATCCATCCAACCTACGAAAGTTTGTGAAGTTGCTGCTGCATCTTGAGCACCGATAACTAATGCAGTTCCATCATTTTGTATTGTTGCAGATGCTAATCTTTTTATACATACACCATTAACAAACATAAAGAAGTATTTCGTACCACCTTCATTGTATCTTGAAACTGCAACGTGCCCCCATGTTCCTCGATCAATGACGGCAGTAGTTTCAGTATCAGTTATAGTTGTACCAGACTCATACAGAAATCTAAATCCATTTGCATCATTAGGTGCAGGGTCAGAGGTAGAATTTAGTTGTAATGCCCAATTAAAAGGATTTCCCCAGACACCCATAATAATTGGTTGAGTTTTACTATCATCGGGTTTAATCCAAGCTTCTGCAGTAAAATCGTTACTTGTAAATTTAAACTGGTCATCCATTGGTAAAGAAATTGCACTATACCCATCAAAATACAGAGCAGTATTTGCAGTGCGGTCATCTTCTATGTGATGATAAATGTCATGTGTAGAAGTATTTGCAACAACTGTTGAAGTTGTCAGTGCATTTGGACTTACATCTGTGAATGTTCTACTGCCGTACGGTGCATCACTCTTGATGTGAACTGCCACTGAGCTATTTGCAGTACGAAAACTACCTGCTCTTCCTGTCATATAGTTTTGAGTTACAGTATTTGCATCAAGGGAAACTCCTTTGTAAAGCATTATATCTTGCATGAAACCTTCAAAAGGCTTAGCATCGCCTGTACCAGTTGCACCACCAATGTAAACTCCTTGTCCACTTGTATTAATATTTTGTGCCTTTGAACCTGATGCTGTTGCATCTAATGGTCTAGCATCTAAGTAAGCAGTCCAATCATTTGAACTATCTCTTTGCACGACCAAATGATGCCATTTATTAGGTGAGGTAAATTCACTTATTCTATTACTTGCACCTGTTTCTGATGAAGCAAAGAAGACTTCATACGTCTGAGTTGTCCCATCAACCATTTGCATTTGTATTCCGTCATTATTAGTACTTCTTATCTGCATGCCTGTAGTGCCTGGAAAGAAGCTTTCAGTTGAGAACCAATTAACTGTTTGAGTTGTTCCAATGTCTGGACTATTAAACCAACATTCAAATACAAATGCAGTACCAGCAGGCCAATAAAGGTCAGTTCCATCTCCATCAACAAAAATACCTTGTACTATGTTTGGCGTGGCCGGCCCTGAAAAATGAATCACTGAATTACCTATTCCACCCCAATCTCTATCATTAAATCCAGAGGTTTTCAATGCAGGAAGTGTACCAACTTTCAATGGTGCAGGTTCTGTGGCTTCCATCACAAAAACTGCATTACCCATCGTTGAATGATTTGAACATCTATAATACAGATTCTTTGGTGCATCAGTTGGTACTTCATACTTGATGTATTGGTATGTTCCACCTGTTCCTGAATTACCTCCATGATTACTAGTTGTAAGTTGTGTCCATGTTACTGCAGGTGCACCATTCGGATCAGTATTCGTACCGAAAACTCCATTCAATTCAGAATTACTTCTATCACCAGCCATACCATAAGCAAAACCAGTTGAGTTTGCAGTGCTGTTTGCAAAGTAAAATTCATGGCCTGAGTTTGTACCATCGGTAAAGTCAAAAATATAACTATAACCTCTTCTGAGTCGCAATTGTGGATTTTTTTCAATGGTTGTACTTTGTGTGTTACCTGAAAATTTATATTCTCCACTTGCAGCAGTAACTACAAAGTATCCTGCAGCTTCATGACCTTTTGGTGCAGCTGCTGGTGTTGCAGAAAATGTCCCTGCACCATAGAATGCAGTATTTACAACGTCATTATAGAATTTTCTACTACCCTGTGAATGATGAGTTGCATTATTTGAATGTAACAGTAAAGTAGTTGTAGCATTTGCAGTAGTTGTTGTATTTGCATATTCTTCATGGACAATCAACCCACCAAGAGCACCAATATGAGTATTGCCTGGTCTACTTCCAGCTGTTCCACCTCCCGATATTGAAGAACCATGCGTGTTACCTAACCAACAACCTTTATATACTGCAATTTGGTCAAGAAATCCCTGTGTATGTTCACCGACACCTGTTCTTATTTTTCCAACAGACAATCCAAAAGAACTATTTCCAGTACCATAAGGAGAATTACCACCAAAAGAAGCACTTGCTACTTGTGTCCCATTTAAAAATATTCTTGCATTAGTGCCATCATTTCCCACCAGATAATGTCGCCATTTTTTATCCTCATCGTCAAGGTCATCAGTGCCAGAAACTACATTAGTATGAATACTTGTTCCATTATTTTGGTAAAATTCAATACCAGTTGTTCTGTGCAATCTAAGACCCCAACCTCCATTAATAGCACCATCATAGTATCCACCATCAAAAACACCATGATCGTGATTACCTTCACTAGCATCATGTAAATGCCATGTCATCGCTGTCCAATTACCTGAGCCAAAATTAAGTCCATCTTCTCCGCCGGCAATTTGAATCCAATCTTGATTAAATCTAATTCCCATTTCTCCATTTGTAACACTAGACCTTGTAAGAGCTGTAGTTGAACCTTCAAACGAAGTTGCATTTGCATAAACAGGGTCAGTTACTACTCTATCAATAACATGCTCACTCGCCGAACTATCAACGATTGAAGTGTCTCCATCAATATCTGTATTGGAATGGATTAGGAGTTTTGTGTCTGCCTCATAGTCAAAATCAGATGAAGTTCCATTACTACCTCTGGCATTTGCAGATCTATCTGTCATTGTGGTATCATCTGCTGAATAATCGTCTGGATTGTTATTCATATCAAAATAAAGATACAGATTTGCAGCAGTACCATCATCACTTGTATAGTTTGTACCAGAAATACCTGCTCCTGTTCTCCAATTTACTCCCAAGCCAGGCCCGGCAAAATATAAGTCTTGAATTTCTGCATCAGATAGACCCTTATGCCACATACCCCATTGACTCATTTTACCATCAAATTTGTTGTTTGATGAATCTCTACCTATATTCAATACGGCACTTGAACTTTGATTTATACTTCCTATTGCAGTGCCGTCTGTCCTTGTTGTTATTTCTTTGGTAACGATCCCATTATGATAAAATTTAATTGAGTTTGTACCTTGTCTTGAAATTGCACGAAATTCCCATTCACCAGGCTTAGCTGGTGGAGCTCCACTGTCACCAGAATGAATATTCCAATTAGAACCATCACCAGAAATGTAAATATCTTGTGTGGAACTTTGACCAAAAGCACTAATAACCAAGTAACCACCAGTACCATTACCCATACCCCAAACACCAGAATAAGCAGCAACATCAGCATTTTGCCACCAGGCTATACAAAAGTTTCCAGAACCTGCAGGACTACCCACCACGGCACCTGCAGCACCTATAGTTCCACCACCTGCATAATCACTATGATCTCCAAAATTTGAGAAGGAAACACCCTTTCCATGCTGATAATTGTATCGCTGATATGTGGTATTTGCAGTTACCTGTGTGTCAAATCTTCCATAGGTAGAACCTTCTGTCTGGATACCAAATTCTGTAGATGGGTTTGGAAAATCTGAGTCAATCAGGCCTTGACCTGTGTATCGTGCCATTTTAGAGAAACGAATTTCATCTAAATATCCAACTAATTCTGAATCAGCTGTAGAACCAGTTCCACCAATATAAATGTTACCATTATCTGGTATGAGTATTGAACTACTTCCTCTGACTGCACTTACTCCATCAATAATCATATTAAACTCATCACCGATTCTTTGTTGTACAACGTGATGCCAATGATCTGCAACCATACTTGGATCTGCATTATCACTCAAAGTAAAATCATTTCCTGAATCTACAGTAGATGCATAAAAATTCATAGTTGTAGCTGAACTTGTCAGAAAAAATCTAAATCCTTTTCTACCATCTCCACTATTACAAGTTCCCATGATACCACTTGTGGCAGAACCTGCACGTATCCAAAATTCTATAGTAAAATCACTATTACCAAGTTGTAAACCTTCATGGTTTGGAACTACGATATAGTCTGTATTATCAAAAAGTATTCCATCAGCTCCACCACTCAGTGCATAGTCTGTAACACTATTTGCAGTTTTTATTACTGGTCTATTTGCTGCAGTGTAGTCAGCATTAGTTATGTCTTTTGGTGCGTTTCCAATCGTTGCAGAAGAATCATAAAAATCTGTATCGCCTGGAAATGTATCTGATTTGACCCAAATTTTAACATTTGTATTTGAAAAATATCCTCTACCACCATCTGTTGCTACATACGGCGTTGGTCTGAGATATGGATTTGTTGGTATTGAAGAACCAGTAGAACCTGCACCAGTTGCTGTACTTGGTACAATACCCGATTGTGATGCCCCATCTGGTGTATATCTTGCAATACCTTTTGTGATTCTAAACTCATCAATAAGACCATCAAAATCAGCCCATGTGTAAGACCAATCAAAAAACCATAAATCACCTTTATGTTTAATAGTTATCACACCATCATTATCTGCAGGTTGTTCATTTGATTTTGCGCCACCTGAATTTTGTGTATTAGGATAAGATACTCCATTCACAAATGGTTCTACTATTCCATTACGCATTATTACTGCATAATGATGCCACGAATTGACTCCTACACTCACAGTACCATCAAAAGCATAATCAAAAGTAGTTCCATCTTCTCCACCTGCATGAAAATTTATCATTGGAGTGGTGCCTGAAGTACCACCACCATATCCTAGTATCCAACCACCATTATTAACACCTCCACTACCAGTTTGTGTGTTTTGGCCTGCACCATCAAAAGATGCAATAGTTTCGTTATTTGTATATCCACTTGGTACATATCCCCAAAATTCTATAGTAAAATCACCACCATCGGCACCTAAATCAAAATCTTCAGAATAAGGGATCATTAATTTTTGACCACCACCAGCACCTTTTATAGATGAGCCATGTAATCCAAGTTGATTAGTAAATTCATGTGTTACTGTTCCACTATTGACTATTTCTTTAGCAACTCTTGTCTTTCCACTAGAATATGAGTGTGCAGGAAATGTAATTGTTTCCCCTGCAGCAGTGTTACTATCAAAGAAAACTGTATTTCCATCTGCATGTCCACCACGCAGAAGTAAGACTGTGTATTCATCATCTACGAAAGAACCGAATGTTGAAGCTCCGTCACTAGATGGGAAATTTGCTTTTGTATTTGCATAATGAGTGTTACCTAATATTGCAGTATTACTTGTTGGATTTGCCGTGTAAAGTAAAGGTCCGTGTGCGAGTCTTTTTGCACTGTTACTTGGATAGTAAAAAGTACTTTGAGTTGGTGCAGAAGGTGCAGAACTTTGAGCAAAATCTTTTGCAGCTCCAGATGATTTTCTATCATATACTATAGCTGTTGTATCTGCAGTGGCAGCACTCGTAGTTAGTGCATTTACCGCATCCAAGTTACCAAAACCATGATAACTAACCATATTAGGAGAGAAAGAAGTAAGTAAATTTCCAGTAGGTCCAAGGTCAAACATTGATTTAACTTCAGCTGCAGTATGAAAAGTACCCTCATAACATGCAAGTTGTACCATATCCACTTGAGCAGTAGCTGAAGATGTATATGCAATTCTTAATTGATCAGCACTTACACTACCATAACTATCAGGCCCAGTACTTCCAAGAGTGGTATCATAGACTAAATTTCCATTTATATACACTTTACAATCTTCACTAGTAACATCATCTGGAACTTGTACTACTAAATGTTGCAATCCAGTTTGAAGGAAAGGAATATTATCACTATAATGAGTTGTTGCTGATGATGAATTGTATGCTGCAATTCTCAAATTATTTTGCATCCTATAAAGGTAAAAACCATTAATATAACTACTTGAGTTAATATTGTTTAGAATATATGTTGCAGGCGATCCTGTTGAATTATTTTGAAACCACATTACAATTTCTCTGTTTGTAAGTGACCCATTAGTAAATGGGTCAGATGTGGTCATGTATTCTGTACCATCAAAATTATGTGCTTTTACAGTAGTGAATGACGCTCCTGACTCTGGTGCTTGATTGCCAAGATAGAAACGAGATGGTGTATTTCCTCCTGTCATATACATAAATTCATCCATGTAACCTGTCATGGCTTGATTTTGACTATCGGTTACTGCACCTCTTCCAATCCTGAGTGCATGTGAACCAGAATAATAAAAATTTGTAGAATTAGTTGCAGATGCCTTAACTATACCATTTACAGAAATAGTAAGAAGATTATTAGCATCTCTATTGTATTCAACATAATTCCAGCTATCAAAAGGAAAATCACCAAGACTAGTTTCCAAAGCAGTATGCCAAGGTGCAGTGCCACCATCATCAGCTACAAAAGTAACTTTAGCTTGACCACCACTCGTTGCTACAGCAGCAGTTGGTCCTTCATAAGCATCTCCCCTTGCACACCAAAGTCCATGATTAGGATGACTCGATTGTGTAGATGAAATATAAGCCCAACATGAAACAGTAAATTCTGCGGCCAAATCCCAATCTGGATTTGCTCCTACATACATAGTATTATTTGCCGAGTGAAAAAAGGAAGTATTACCATAATCAAAAGAAGAACTATTTGCAAATGTTACAGTTGAATTACTACCACACCAAAAAATTGTATTACCATGCTCATCAGTTGTGGATGTACCATTAGTACCATCTGACTTGAGCGTGACTGCTTTGGTATGATGTATTCCACCACCCGATACGAGTGCATGGTGTATTGAGTTTGCGGAGGATGAATCTTGGAAGGTTAGACTACCGCCATGATGAAAATATGTATTACTTCTTGCTGATGATGATGTTATTAAAGAACCAGTACCAGATGCTCTTGTACCATCACGATTATTACCACTTCTATCAAAAATTGCTGTAGAAGAATCTGTTCCGTCAATATCTGGTGAACCTGAAAAAGCATTACCAAAATCATAAAATGCAAATGTAGTTCTTATACCATGTAAAGAAGTATTAACTCCATCTAAATGAATCTTTCCAACTTGGGTAGGTGTTAATTCCCCATCAAAGAATGCCATTTGTGCGACTTCACCATAAAAATATCTTGGATAAGAATCATTTCCAGACCAAAGAAGATGCTCTAAAACTAAATTTTCATTTGCAGTTCCTATTGAACTATGGCCATCGCTTAGTCCATCAAGATAAAAATATAGTGTACCAGTACCATTATAAACAAAAGCTGCACTATGCCACTCACCTGGCGTAACAACTGTGTTACCATAGCCCCAACTTGAATTACCATTACTCCATATTGCTAATTTATTTGCATATATGGCTATATAACCAGCATCTGAATTACCACCAAGACCATCACCAAACCAATTTGCTTGTGCCCCACTGGTTAATTCATCACTCACTCTAAACCATGTTGCAAAAGACCATGCAGGTCCACTTGATAAAGTTTGTTCTGATGCTAAATTAATTTTCGTTGCATCTGTGGTGCCTAAAGTCCTATAAAAACTATTTGCAATTGTTACATATGCATCACCATGTATCAACAAAGATGTGGCATTATCATCTGAGAATTCATGGCCGTGTCCTCTCCATCCATGTACATCGTATGCATCTTTGTTACCTGCACCCGCTGTCTGTGTATGTGTCCATTTGATTTGTGGTGGCTCAACACTAGTAGAAGCTCTAAATTCGTCAAAGTATATACCGATATATTCTGTTCCACCTCTTCCGTTTCTACCTATTTCAAATGCTGAAGAACCTGTGTTAATACTATTGTTTTTGGAATTAGCAAACACTCCATCTACATAAACTTTAGTAGTTGTTCCATCCCATGTGACTTGTAGATGTTGCCAATCTTGAGAAACCTCTGCAAGTGGTTTTGGTAAGTCAAAGTCTCCAGTGCCATATCCCTGAAAGTAATAATCATGATTTGCAGATGTGGAACCTCTTGCTGATATTCCAAACGACGCGCTGGGTGAACTTGTTCCACTTCCAAAAGTATATCCATAACTTGAATGGTCATGAACTTTTATCCAGTAGTCAACAGTTCTGGTGGTTGTCCCTGCTGGAACGCTATGACCTGATGGAAGACTTACTGCATCATCTATTCCATCAACAAGAATACTTGATGTATTACCGACAAATGATTCTTTTGTGGTATGTTGTGCACCAGATATTGTAAACTGTTTACCTATACCATCTTGCGTTGGATAATTTGAAAGACTACTATTTGCAAGATGCACATTATCCAGATGAAGACCAGACTCATCAACCAAAGATACAGCACGAGCATGACCATTTGCATTCTGTCCACTAACGAGTAATGTTGTTCTCTCGTCATCTGTGAATCTATGTGCTGATGTTGCCCTATGTGCCATGACACCGCCAGATTGGTCACCATAAGTCGTACCGAAGTAAAAACGTGGTGGACGAGCATCACCTTTTACGATACGAATTTCATCCATATAACCCTGAAAGATCTGCACATCTGCATCTCTAAATCTACCAATTCTTAAATGTGTATTTTGATCAGAAATGTTTGTAGTGTTTATTCCAGTACTAGCCAAAATACCATCTATATACATTTTGTATGTATCTTCCTCTCTTGTAACAGAAATATGTCTCCATTTATTTTCAGCCTGTGCTTGATCAAAAGACTCAAAACCACTAGTATCTCCAGCAACAACTGGATTTGCAATCCAACTTCCATTTCCAAATCTGAAATATGGTTGACCATCAGCAAATATACCAAGATTCCAACCAGTTTGGTCAGGGCCCATATTAGACAATAGACCAGAAGCCTCATCATACGAAGTTCTACGAAGCCATAAGTCTATTGTAAAATTATTTGAAGGACTATTAGTGCCGTAATTTGCAGTATTACCCCCATAAACTCTCAACTCTGAATCAGTCGTAGTCCCATCAAATTCTATTGAAGAATCACCAATATAATATTCATCATAATCTATTTTTGTAATATTTGTAGTATTAGTTACTTCAAGATTTCCACTTGAACTATCAGTAATTATAGGTGGTGGTCCTGCATAAGCCTTTGGAATCCATACACCCTCTTTGTATTCTCCGAAGTTTTCTGGCCCGAGTTGATGACCATCAATGAAATAAACTTCACCTATTAAACCTTTAAAATATTCTGATTGACCTTCTTGTTTACCTATATGATGTAGAACAGCTTTGTTCCAACCAGTTTCATAATTTTGAGATGGATGCGTTGAAAGTGTTTGAAGTTTACCATTTATCCAAAACTTTAATCTATCGGCTGCAGCTGCTGCTGGTGTATTAAAAGCCATAACAACATGATACCATGCACTTGGATCACGAATACCAGCAGCTGTTGACACTGTTATATCGTGGACACCAGCCGACAAATAGATAAATAATCCTGTGCCACCAGAATTAAACCTAAGACTATCATAGTTTTGAGTTGCTCCATCTGCACTAAATATAGGTTGATCGTTTACATCAAATGCATGTGACTTAAACCAACAACTGAAAGTGTGAGTCTTGCGATTACCATCTGCACTTGGCGTCCAACTCAAGTAGGCACCGTCAGAGTGTTCAAACCGCAAACTATTCTCCATCACATTATTATAGAATTCTTTTCCGCCGCCGATAAATCCGAGAGGGTATGTAAGTATACTCATTCTTTGCTACCTATTAAGTGAAGTTCTGAGAGCCTGAAAAAGACCCATACATATAAGTTCCATCTGATACGAAGGTAAACACATCAACTGCACCTGCTGTTGCTGTCATTGTTGGTGCAGTGTTACCTGGCCATTTGTAACCAGTTGCCCATGATAATGTTTTTGGACTTGAGTTTTGAGTTACCTTCAATATATAGACACCACCATTTGCATGGTTTGTGGCATTTGCAATAGTTGCATTGTGTCCAAGGACAAGGACTGCAGACTGATTAGAACCTGCATCCCAAGATACAGAAGTTCCAGAAGTGAGTGCAGTGGCAGTAAAATAACCTGCCTTATCAAATGCAAGTCCAGTTCCAGTTGTAGGGACTGTGACATTTACTGTGGTTGACGATGTAGTAAATGTCGTATTTTGTAGTGTTGCCATTTATTTCACTCTCAAGTAAAGTTTTGTGATCCAGAGAAAGATCCATACATATAAGTTCCATCAGAGACAAAGGTAAAAATATCAACTGCACCACCAGTTGCAGTCATGACAGGAGCCGTATTTCCTGGCCATTTATATCCAGTTGACCATGCAAGTGTTTTAGGTGATGTATTCTGTGTCACACGCATGATGTAAACACCACCAGACTGATGATTAGTTGCATTTGCTACAGTTGCGTTATGTCCAAGTGCAAGTGTTGCAACCTGGGCTGTATTTGCATTCCATGAGACAGTCGTTGCAGATGTAAGAGCTTGGTCATCAAAGAATTGTTGTGCAGTAAATGCATTTTGTGCAGTTGTTGATGCACCAGCAGCAGCTGCAGAGATATTTGTTACTGTTCCAGATTGATTCTTATATACAAGTGCACCATCAGTATTTGCAAAAAGGAATCCAGTATCCCCTACTGCAGAAATTGTTGATGGGTCAATCTCTTGTGTTAAAGCAATTGCACCTTTAACAGTAAGTGCAGATCCAGCCGTTACGGATGCAACGTTTGCAGCCATATTACCACCAGTTATGGTGTTTGTGCCGGATGCTACTGGTCCAGTGTAAGATGATGCAGTAAGTGTTCCTGCCAATGTGAGAGTAGTTCCAGTAGTTGTAAATGTAACTCCACCAGAACCAGTAGATAGTTTTAATTGTGCACCAGAAGATACAACATCAACCATTGCTGCAGGAGTTGTTACACCGAAACCAGTATTACCACCTGTGAAGATACCTGCATACTTTGTTGCAGCTGTTCCACCAACTGCAACTTTTGCACCGATATTTGTACCTACATTCGTTCCACCACCTCCAGCAGAGGAATCAACTTCAATACCTGTGACATCAATAGTTGCTGTCCCTGAAGCAGCAGTCTGATCCAAATCAACTTGTACTCCAAAAACTTTATTTGCACCCGTTGCAGCCAAAATATTGGTATAGTTCTTATCAAGATGAATACCTTTGCGACCTCCATCAGATTGAATGTCTAATGCAACTGATTGATATGCATCACCACTATCTTGTACAACTGATAAGACTTTTCTTGCAGAAGTATCAGAAGAGTTTTCAGATACAGTCAAAACTGATGCAGTGGTCAAAGAATCTGCAACGATGTTTACTGCATTTGCTGTTGTTTGTCCTGCAACAATATCTACAGACTTAACATCTGCATCATTACCCGAAACAAAGACTGCAGGAATACCAGAAGTTGTATTTTGTGTTGCTCTGACAGACTCTATGTAGAGATTTGCCCAATGTTGAGCTGTACTACCAAGGTCAAAAGATACGTTTGCATCTGGTATGAAATTTGAGTTAATATCAGCACTGAAAGATACTGTATCAGTTGCAGCATCTCCAAGTGTGAGGTTACCATCAGCAGATATTGCTCCATTTGCATGAATATTACCATGAACATTTAAGTTCTCACCGATAGTCATACTCTTGGCAATTCCGACACCACCAGCAGTTATGATTGAACCTGTGGTATTACTTGAAGAATCTGTGGTATTTGTAAGTTTGACAAAATTAGGAGAGCCATCTGTCTGAGTCATGACCAGAAGCTCATTAGTCTTCACTCTCCATTGGTCAAAAGTTTCTGTTAATGCTACATTCGCAGACATCGTTTACAACTCCTTTTTGTTTAATAATTCTCTGAGAAGAGACTTGATTTCAAGCATTTCTTCCCTTACAGTATTTAGTTCATCTACCTTAGATTTCATCAACTGCCATTCTTTCGCTTGATCATCAATAAATTTTTTTCTTTGGCGATGATTTTCAAGAGCCACCCTGTCTGTGTTTAGGAGTGCCTTTGAATGTATATCTCTAACGTATGATTGGTTTTCTGTCTGAACAGTTTCCATCACTCATCCAGTGCAATAGCCCTCATGTCTCTGACTTTTGGGATTACTGTTGCATTATTTGAGGTTAGTGCTATTTTAATTGCAAATGTTTTGAACTTCTCGTATGTTACATTTGAAGAAGTATATGTAATTGCATCATTTGCAGATTTAAATACTAATTCTTTTGTATCACCCTCTGTGAGTGAGAATACAGAACTTGGTGTTTCTTGTGACATCAAGACATAATCTTTTTTATCAAAATCCTCTGGATCTTCATCCGACTTAACTTTGAAATATACATGAAGACCAGAACCAAGAGGTTTGTATGCATTGACTATGACTTTTAAATCTGATGCATCAAATCCATCCTCAAGTGTGACTCTTCTTGAGATATATTTTGTATTAATATTTCCACCAGATGATGCAGTCTCACCGACTATGTTTGCAACTGCAGGAGTTCCACTTGTTCCAGAGAATGGTGAGGAAATCGTGACAGTTGGTGTAGTTAAGTATCCAGAACCTGCAAGAACAGGGACAACATTAGAAACAGAACCAACTGCTGTACCAACAATTGCAAAAGTATCGGAATGAGTTGCATCTGAACCTGTTAAAGATTGTGCAGAGGTAGTGCCTGTGTCTGACCTAATAAAAGTTCCATTTGCAAATACACCGAATGAATTAGCTGTAGTCTTTATGGTAATTGATGATACGTTCTTGGTTGGATCATCATCAATAAATGTTTGACTCTTGACTATACCTATTGCAGCATTAAC